AACGAATATAACATTCGGTCACAAGAACGTGACGCATGGTCGGGTCGTTGCTATCAGTAGCTGAGTTTGACTCTAGGTCTTCAAAGCGAGATGTGCGCTCTTCAGAAATATCTAGGTCTGTATAGCCAGCATACTGCTCAATCTCGTCACGGTCATAGCCCATCGACACAAGGTCGCTGACAGTCATGGCTGAACGGTGAGCAACAAAACTAGCATCCTCAAGGGACTTGGCTCTGTTGCCAATCAAAAACTCTTCTGGCGGTATGTTTTCAATACGCACACTGCCAGTGTTCTTTGTGCGTTTGATTTTTACATCATAAATAACAGGGGCAGGGATAACGATACCTTCTGGTGTCTCTAGGTCTTCACCGATGGTACGCTCATCCTGACTGACAACCTCAACCTCTGGGTCTGCAACCAAGATAGTTAGCTCGTCCATGTTAAGACCTTCGTACTCCTCTGTCTCAACGTCTACGATTTCATCCCAATAGAACTTCACAACACCAAGTTTTAGGATAAGAGAATCCTTGAACCAGTTGTGCATGATTTCAAAACCGCGATTGTCATTGTTGATAATCCAGTTGCAGTAATCACTGGCTTGCTCGGCAATGGCAACATCTTCGGGGCCGTGCGGGACAAAGCGCACATAGTCATCAGACTGCGTAAAGATACGCATGAGAGATGGCATGATGTGTTCAATCGTGTCAGATACTTCTGTGCTAACGACTTGAGAGCGGTCAGTCTGCTCATTGCCAAATGGCTCACCCAGATAGTAGTCCATCGCATCAATACGGTCTTGCGAATATTCCGTATCGTAGTGTCCTAGTGCCTGTTCAATCTCATTGCGAACAATCGCCTGAAACTCAATGTCGTTCATTTTAGCCATGACTATGCCTTCTTAGATACTTTGGCTTTTTTGCTCTTCGGTTTTGATTTTGGTTTACATTTACACTTATGATTAGACCCTGACTTGGCCTTTGATTTACATTTTCTTTTAGACTCTGGCTTGGCCTTTGGTTTTGTTTCAACAACAGGCTCAACCTGCAAGGGCTTACGACAAGACTTACAATTTCCGTGATAACCATTAGGGTTTGGATATCCGCAGTGTGGGCAAATCATTTGTCTGTCTTTCTCTGTTTGCGTGGGCGACCACGCTTTTTAGGAGTAGCCTCTTCAGCAGCCTTTTGAGCTTTCAGTGCAGCCTCTTTCTCAGCAGCACGGTTCCTTGTGTAAATAGTAACATACATTAAGAACGCTTCCTTGCTTTCTTCTTAGCAGTTTCAGAAAGGTCTGCATAGTGATAGAGCTTTTTGCTTGATGCAGTATGCCGCGCCCCACTGTGGAGTTCTCCATTGGGCATCTTGTGCATACCACCAGTATGACGAGTGCCATCTCGAAAATAGTGTGCGACTCCCTTAGCCATTACGCTCTCCGCTTTCTTGTAGTTTTTCTTGCTACCTTTTTGCCCTTTTTCTTATCTTTCTTTTTAGAATTGCTAGTTTTGTACATATAATCTGGCATACCTAACTCCTACCATTTTACTTTGTGTGACCAGTATTTTGCACTCAGCTTGCTTGTAGGCTTACCTTGTGCATTGTGACGAGCATAATAGCTCTTTCTACGCGCTTTTTCTTTTGCTGTCTTCGGATTTTTACCAGCACCCTTCACACCCTGCTGACCAAAACGTATTAGGCGAACCTTGTCGCCTTCCTTTGCCAGCACAGCATGACTCTTTTTGGGATGCTTTGGAGTACGCTTCGGTTTGTTGTAACCAGCAAAACGCTCACCACGGTAAACAATAGCCATCAGCGAATCCTCATGTGATGTTTCGGGCCGAGCTTTTTGCGTATATGCAGACCGCGTTTTTTGTGTCTACGGCGCGTAGGTGTGCGCGGCTCAAAAACTACTACTGTTTTCTTAGCCATCAGGCTTCCCCGTAAATTCCATCATCTGTCACTCTGATAGAGCTTATAATCTGCAAATACTCTTCAGGCGACATTTCTGCCATTTGACCACAATAGGCTGACGCAAGCAAGGTCAGGTTCAAAAGGTCATCCCATTCGACCCCTGAGTCACTCAACTCTTCAAGTAGCGTAACGATGGCTTCAAACTCTTCGCCACCCATTTCGATGTACTCATCCATTACACTACCCACTTTGCTGAACCATAGTTTAGCGGCCTGTTCCATTTATGTGCGCCGCCACTCTTGGCAATACTAGCACGAGTTGCAAACGTCAGGCAAAAACTGTCTGCAAGGTCGGGAGAGTTTAGACCACGCCTTTTCATCTCATCTTTGCTTTCAACCTTCAGCTTACCATTTGACGTAAACTTGAAGCGTGGCTTTGACAGGTCGTCAATCAATTCGTCTTGCTTTGGTATTGTACACTCACGGGCTTCAAACCATTCTTTTGCGAGAAACCACAACTCATCGCGTAAGCGTCCGTATCT